GTCCTCAGTTGGCTGGTTTCAAGGTAGGCGGTTCATTTTTACCAGCTGGTCGTATGGGCGGTTCATTTGTTCCTGCCGGATAATGGAATATCTGTTATATAATTAAACGAAAATTAAGATTTTATACACTTTTTAATGTATATAATCTAAAAGTTAAGCATTAACTTTCATATTATTATATATATCAGTGAATTAAATCGATTTTATTAAGTATTTATACAGTATTTTAGTATATTATTCAAATATTAAGCTTAATAATTGATTAAATACAATAAAAAAGTGTATAAAATCTTAATTTTCAGTTAAAGAATGCAACATTTTTAATACTAATATTAATATTTAAGTATATTAAGCAAATAATAATGTTGCTTAATTATATATGGACGATATTAAAAAATACGTTTCTGAAAAACGACCTCAGTTGAGCAAATCATCTGTAACTACTTATTCATCTATTCTCAAAAACTTATATTCTAAAATATGGGGAGCTGGTTCTGTTAATTTTGATAAGTTTGACGATACAGAAAAGGTAATAGAATTTTTAAAAGATATTCCGCCAAATAGACGCAAAACTATTTTATCAAGTTTGGTCATTATTACTGATAAGAAACCTTACAGAGAATTGATGATGAATGATGTTAAGGATTATAATGCTGAAATTCAAAAACAAGAGAAGACTGATACCCAGGAAGAAAATTGGGTAAGTACAAATGATATCAAACAAATTTATGATAACCTTAAGACGAATGCTGAATTATTATATAAGAAAAAGAGTCTTACATCTTCTGATTTACAAGAAATACAAAATTATATTATCGTTTCTCTTTTAGGTGGTATATATATTCCTCCGAGGCGTTCTAAGGATTATGTAGATTTCAAAATAAAAACTATCAATAAAGAAAAAGATAATTATCTAGATAAGAGTAAGATGTATTTCAATTCATATAAGACTGCAAAAACTTATGGACAACAAATTATAGAAATACCTACTGAATTAAAAAAAATTCTTATGAAATGGATTAAAGTTAATCCTAGTGAATATTTATTATTTGATACAAATGGTAATCAATTATCATCCGTAAAATTGAATCAAAGATTAAATAAAATATTTGGAATGAAAGCTGGAGTTAATATAATGCGTCACTCATATCTCACTGATAAATATAAAAAGACAAGTGAAGAAAGCAAAGCATTAGCTAAAGACATGACTGCAATGGGTTCAAGTAAAAATATGTCCGATACTTACATTAAATTGGATTAGATATATTTGAATTTCAAGTATTTAATAATGGATTAAATTTAAATATCAATTCTTGTTTTGATATTGATTTAGGACCTACTGTATTATCACATTCATAAGTGATTGAAGATAATTTATTTATATTATCATCTACAGATTTCCCATTTTTAAATTTTATAAAATAATGTGATTGAATACTTTTTCCATCAATTTGTTTATATATTGTTCCAGCATTTACTCCAATACGGCGAAATGATATGTTTGGATTTTCTGTATTTTTTACGAATGTGAAATTTATAGGTTCTAGTTTTTCTTTCATATCTCGGTTAGTTGTTTTCTTTTCCCATATTTGGAAAATGCAAGGAACATCATATTCTATTCCATTTACTAAAAATGATTTATAAGGCAAATCTTTTTCAAATGTCAGATGAAATTTCAATGGAAATATTTTTTTTAAACTATCCTTTTTAAAACTTTTAGGTAATATAAATGAAATGGTATCGCAAAATTCGCAAGATTTTTTTATGAATTTCATAGCTAATGACGATTGGCGACCAAATGGTGGATTACCAACTATGTGTATTTTATTAAATTCATTTTTGACAATATTATAATCATACGATAAATAATCTTGTTTTATTATCTCATCATTTTCAGGTTCTAAATCATAAAATCTAAAATTGTTTGTGATTGATTTTATACCTGCAATAAAAGACCCATTTCCTGCACTTGGTTCTATAATCAAATCATCAGATGATATTTGTATATATTTTTTAATGAAATTTAAACATAATTCAACAGTGATATCCTTTGTATAATATTTATCGATAATATTGCGATTTAATCCTTTTATTTGTTTAGATTGCATATTAGCTATATGTTATCAATTGATTATTTTATAAATCATTTCAATTTTTTTTTTAAAATAAAATATAATGATATTCTATTTTATATATAATTAGTTCATTTTAGCAGAAATAATTATATTATCTATATATATATGTCTGAACTTGCTGAAACGAAGCAAACCGATATGGATAAAGAATTACTTGAAAAAGCAAATGCTAAGAAGGAACATTTTACATCTGAAATGATTAAATATAGAGAGATATGGTTACAAGATGAAACAAATGATTACCCATTTTTCTTATATATAGCCAGTATAATGAACTTTGCAGAGTATCATAATGGAGGGTGTCTTACTGAAATGGGTATGAAATCTTTAGAGCTTGATATATCTCCGTATATTAGACAGATACAAAATGGGGAACCAAAATTACCTCAAAAAGATTTGGTAAGATTTTTATTGAATTTGGTGAATTCGTATGCGACATCTATATTGACGAAGGGTTTAATTGAATTTTCAAAGGAAGAATCGGATAAATTTTTTGAAGCAAACACATTCCTTCCAGTTGTTAGAGAAGACTTCGAAAAACTTGGCTCTAAAGCAGAAATTGTTATTCCAAAACTTAAAGCAGTATTAGATGCATATACTCCTTCTCTAGATGGTAAATACAAGCGAATTTTCTTAGAGGAAAAAACAAAAGGGTTCTTTAAGCAAATTTTTGACCCTAATGCAGTCAAGATTAAATCTAATAAGTTTCCAAGTAATCTAGAAAATGCTAAGGAGTGTAAATAAAACTATCTAAGAATTTAAGTAATTCCGGATAATCGTTATAATATGGTATACCTTTTCTCGTAAGTTTTCCTTTGTAACAGCCATTTTCAGATGCTCTTATTTTCTCTCTAATTCTTTTTTTCTGTTTCCAATATAATTTCGCATCATTATAATTATCAGGTTTGTAATATTTGTATTTATTACCATTTATCATTACATTTTCTATTGACATTATTTAATGTAAAGTCTATTCTTTATATTAAAATATTTAGTATATATTTACAAAGAAATAAATTTTTTTCCACCATTTGCACCTAATTCGCTATCATTATATTTAATTGCTAATAATTGTTGGTCTGCAAATTCACTTTCATCTATAACACCAGCTCCGCATTTTTTCATTATTGATTTAACACCTGAACCTTTTTTATATTCTTCTTTGCATTTACTATCTCTCAAAGCATCTCTGTAAGACATTTTATGTTTAGAAGCATATTCTTTAACATGTTGTATCCATTTATTATTTGCCATCTTATCATTAGTAGAGATATTTTTTTCTAAACCATTGCCTTTTTCATCAAATAATCCTGAACCTATTTTTTTGCATTTTAGAAGGTCTGTATAATTCTAGCTTTTGCTAATGACCAAGCCTAAGAATATTTTCTAAAACAAGTCTTTAAAAAGGTGCATTGGGATTAAGTGCTTTCTTGTTAGCCATTCCTATAATTAATAATTACATCATATCTTTTACTACATAAATCTCGTCTAGATTTTTTCTGAATCGTTCATCTTTATCTCCATCTAAATCGATTAATAAAAAATCTTGTTTAGTCGATGTTGCATCATCATAAATCTTTTTCAATTGTTTTTTATCAATACCTAAACTGCATTCTCTGCAAATCATAGTCAAATTTTTCATAGATGATACTTGTTTTATAATCAAATAATTAATATTATCTCTAATAAGCTTTGGAACAGCGTAGAAACTCTGGCTGATGTATATTATACTGCAATTCTTCTTACGACAACGGATAAAATAATCGCAAATTGGTCGCTGTTGTTTTGTAGGTTCATTTACCAAATCATCTAAAATAATTAAGTTATTTTGTTCTTTATCTAAACTATCTAAATCAGGTAATTCATGTATTCCTTCTTTAATACTTAATCCGTCTTTTCCTAACTTATCTTCCAAGTAGTTGTACAAAGGCTCATCTTTACATTTTGTCACGATAAAGATTTTTTCAAAAGTATCAGGCATATTGTATAGCAAATTCAATAGCGTCTGTGTTTTTCCACTTCCAGAATTTCCGCAAATTATCATTCTCATGGGCAGTTTTATATGATGAACCTCGTAATGTGGGTTATGTGTCTTTAGCAAAAATTTTTTAGGTAACTTCTTATACCAGTCTATCAATTCAGGCTTCTTAGATGACATATTAATATTAGATTAGAATAAAATATGAAGAATTATTATCTAAATTAATTATATACTATGAGTGTTAATCCACCACCGAACCCTAATGTTAATACATTCAATAACGAATATTGGATTTCAGGCGATAATGCCTTAACTCAAAGTGAGGCCGATTTGAGATACTTAAAATGGCCTGTTGCTCAAGGAACTGAAAATCTACAAGCTGTCAATGTTAATGGTGCTGCCGATTTTAATAGCACTATAAATCTTAATGGGACTGCCGATTTTAATAGCACTATAAATGTTAATGGGGTAGCCGATTTTAATAGCACTATAAATGTTGATGGAAAAACAACATTAAACGGTATTCTTGAGGTTAATAATACATCTAGTTTTAATAACATTGTGAATATAAATAATGTTGATAATACTAAACGAAAAATCAATACTACATTTTACAATTTACTTGGAAACACATCAAATGCGTATGAAGGCAGAATATATGAAGATAATGGAACAATATTTTATGAAAATGATGTTAATAACAGCCAACATATTTTTACTACAACTGATGCATCAGGAATACAGAAACAACCATTATTATTAAATTCAAATGGAGCATCAGTTATTGGTGAAATAGATATAACAGATGGAATAACAACAAGCACTTTAACACCTCAATTATGGAATGCATCAAGTGCATATTCATATAATTTAAAAAGTTCAACTATTGGGGCTATTCCATATCAAATAGCTGTTGATAGTACTGATTTTTTAGCTCCTTCATCAACAGTTGGGCTTGTTTTAACGAGTAATGGTCCTGGTGTGCCTCCTTCATGGGGAGTAGGTGGTGGCGGAAGTTCAGCTACTATAAATATCACTGATACAAATACTAATGCGAATTTTTATCCAACATTTGTGGATAGTGCAGGATTAAGTAAAGTATTAAGAGCTGATGTTTCAAGCACACCAATGACGTATAACCCGTCATCAGGAAGTCTCACATGCACAAACATAAATGCCAAACCAAATTTTATATACAATAACGACAATTTAGTTAAATATTTAACATTTTCAGCTGGAACAGGAAACCAAGATATAAATATATGCAACACTGGAGGTGCTGGAGGAATATACGCTATTCCTGCTACAAATACCATTGGGGCAACAAATTTCAGCGGGTTGGCTTCAAATTCTACGCAATTGAATGTCACTAATACAAACAATAATTCTACACATTATTTAACATTTGTCGATACTAATGCAACTGGACAAAAATCGGTGCAAGCAACCAATGGTATATTAGTCAATCCAAATACAAATATAATAACGGCAACTGGTTTTAATGGGTTGGCTACAAACGCCAGCAACGTAAATGTTACAAGTGATAATACAAACGGAAATTATTATTTAACATTTGTTAAAACTTTAGGAACAGGAAATAAACCATTATTTATTGATGATATAAATGGACCATTAACATACAACCCCGATTTAGCACAACTTATAGCAAATAATATTTCTGTAAACAGTGCTTTGACTGTAACTGGAACGTCAGAATTCAATAACAATATAACCATGACAAATTCAAATGCTGCAAATAGAAATATTAACGCTACTTTTTACAATATGTTAGGATTAACAAGTGATGTTTATGAAGGAAGAATATATGAGGATAATGGATTTTTATATTACGAAAATGCCGTCAATAGCGGAAAACATATATTTACTTGTAAAGACAGTTTAGGAGTAGCTAAACAACCATTGGAATTAACGAGTGATGGTGGAACTTTGTTTGGAACATTGAATGTGACAGATGGAACTATTACAAATATTTTGACCAATACAACTTGGAGCGGAACTTCTACCAAAGCTACAAACATAGTTGGAGGAGCAGGTGGTTCTATTCCATACCAAAGTGCAGTAGACACAACTGTATTGTTACCAAACGGAACTTTAGGACAGGTTTTAACGTCTCAAGGTGGAACAGCTGGTCCAATTTGGGCTACTCCAAGTGGTGGAGGTAATGCTTCTACAATCGATGTAACAAATACGGCATCTCCATCAGGAACTTATTATCCTACATTTGTTGATTCTACAGGACTAACAAAAACTTTACGAGCGGATACTGGACCAACGGCTATAACATATGACCCAGCTACTGCTACACTTTCTTGTCAATTCTTCAATGGTTTAGCATCATCATCATCGTTAGCGGCATATTCTTTGGGAATAACGACAACGAGCGATAATTCAAATGGAAATTACTATATTCCATTTAGTAAAACAGGTCCTGTTTCTGCTACACAATTATATTTAGATGATACAAGTGGACCATTAACGTACAATCCTAGCACGAGCAATCTATCCTGTGCGAGTTTTACAGGTTCAGTAATAGGTAATGCCTCATCTGCAACGAATGTATTAACTACATTAAACTCAACTAACACTGATTTTTATCCAGTTTTTCAATCCGCAATTTCTACTGGTAATAATGATTTATTCTCTAATACCACTATCTCCATGAATCCCTCAACGTCCACTGTAACTGCTACAAATTTTTCAGGAACAGCAACGAAAGCAACTAACATAGTTGGAGGAGCAGGTGGTTCTATTCCATACCAAAGTGCAGTAGACACAACTGTATTGCTAGCCAACGGTTCGGCTGGACAATATTTGCAGTCAAACGGAACTACATTAGCACCATCTTGGGTGACACCATCAGCACCTAATCCAAATATTACAGATACCAATCTGTCAGCAACATACTATCCAATATTTGTGGCTGGAACAGGAACACAGGCTCTTTTTGCTGATACCTCAACGGGACCTTTGAGCTATAATCCGGCTAGTGCAACGCTAACTTGTGGTGTTACTGCTGTTACAACTGGATTATTATTACCCACCAACACAACTTTTACAACACCTACTGCTGGCTATATTGGACAAATTATATCTACAAATGGCACGCAAAATTTAACATCACAAGTACTGAGTGCTACGACCGTATTTCAGCTCGGAAATATCACCTTAACAAAAGGCGTATGGATACTAAATGCCACGGCTACGGTTCACGCACGCTCTACTACTCCAGCAGGTATCGGAGCATTCAGTTTAGGTTTTGGCACAGGTGCTAGTCCAGTTTCTTTTAGTGCTTTGTTTGGTGGTAGTAATTGTTCTATTCAAGAACCACAAACAAATATTCCAATTAACGGCGTAGCCACGGGCGGTGGGTATAATTCAACCACTCTACAAGCTGGAAAATCATATACCTACGGAGGCACTTACGTAAATACATCTGCTTCCATGATTATAGCGTTAATCTATCAATTTAATGCAGCTTCTGGAGTGGCGGCTGCAACGTGGTCTTTTCAAGCAACAAGAATAGCATAGATTTATTTACACCTTTTCACATTTCAAACGCCGATTTTCATAGATTCGCTTTATGATTTCATCAACCATTTTTTCATCATGACTTTCAAGTATTTTTGTAATTTGTTGTATTTCTTTTTCTTTACTAATTATTTTATTACTATGAACTCCATCACATTTTCTTCCGCAAATATCACATGATTCTATATCCATATTATATTATATTATATTATATTATATTATATTACTATTTTTTACACCTTTTTACATTAAATTTTTTACAATCGGCGTTTTAAATATGCAAAGGTGTAAAAAATGGATTGAAGAAAATGATACAGATATTTTATAAGTATAATATATATATGGGAGACTGGAAAACCATTTTCGACGGCGTCTTTTTTATATCTCTAGCAACCATTTTGGTTGGAGCATTAGGCGTAACAGCAAAATATTGTTTGAAATCAAAATGCGAACGCTTTAATTGTTGTTTCGGAGCATTTGAAATTCAAAGACGAGTAGATTTAGAAACACAGGAGGAAATCCGTCTTGCAGAATTAGGAATAAATGAAGACGGAGAAAAGAAAGATGAAAAATAAAGATTATATAATATTTTATATTCGTATTATATAATATGCATGTTATATCTCTAGGACAACCAGCTAACAATATCAGTGAATATGATGAAATTTACAATTGGTCGAATCCAATGATA